CGGCGGAAGCGGGCAGTCATGCTGTCAGTCCTCCGGGACGCCCGCACAGCATCCGCAGCCCCGCTCGGTGCATCTCTCGCACTGGTTGCGCGTGCAGCGGGTGCAGACGTAGTCGTCGTCCGGCACGGGCTGGTCGTCCAGGGTGCTGCTGACCGCGCCAGGATTAGCCGGGTCCCACGAAACGCTCACGGGCCGTCCTGAGGCGGCGGAGACGGCTCGCGCAGCCTGCGCCGCAGGGCCAGGAACGCGCCGAGAGGAGAACGGCAGTTCCCGACGCCTCGGGAGTTCCGGTAGCAGCATCCCCACCGGCCGGCGGACGCAGGGCCGTCCTCAGCACGCGGCCAGCGCTCGAACTCGTAGGGGCCGATCCGCCACCGGCTGCGCGGGCCGGGAGCGCACCGCAGTGACTCCTGCGCCACCTCGGGACCGGTCATGGTCTAGCGGTCCTTGGCGGCGTCCGGATCCACGGACAGGTCTACCTGCGGATCATTGGCCTCCGGAGCGTTCGTGGCGTACTCCCGGTCCGCCGACTCGCCCTCTACCTTGGATGCGCCGAGCGGGTAGCCGAGCACGGTCCGCTCCGGGTCACGCGGCGGGTCGGGCCTTGCGTCGACCGGGGGTCCGGGGGGGCGTCCGAACAGGTCACGTGCCGTGATCGGCGGCGCTGGCTTGTTCTGGTCCTTCGCCGGGCGGATCGGGGGGACGCGGTGGCGGCGCGGGTCCAGGAAGCCGGCCGACTGCGCTTCGGTGAGCCAGACCGTCTCGTGCGGGTGGACGACATCCGCGGACTTTTCCTTGGTGTCGTCCCGGCCCACCGACAGGTTGGCGAGAGCCTCCCAGAGCGCCGTCTTCGGCGCCGCTGGCGGCCCGGACTCCTCCCTCAGCCTGCGGGCTGCCGTCTCGGGGGAGTCGTCTCTGGTGCTGCGCGCGCTGCCTGCGGGCATCGTGGTTCTCCTCGGAATGATGGGTCAGATGTCCGGTTTGGACTAGACGCCCGACAATAGTACGATTGCGAGCGGTTGATCCAACCCTAGGGCAGATGCCCGCTGTGTGTCGGAACGCCAGGATTTGCGTTCCTCATTTCGGTAGAGGGGGCCGGCCGTGAACGGGAGTTCATCGGCCACGAACCCGCAGCGCTGGCGCTGCATGACTATGGCATTGCCGGCTGGCACCTGACGCGATACCAGAACGTCAAGATTGAAGATCTTATTGGGAAGTACCCCGGTATACTGCAGATTCTCACTCGCAATGTCCCCTATATAGGGCGCCGCGAACGAACTGGACTGAAGCAGGGTATTCTTCGTGCCGTGGTTTATAATCATCGTGTCGGCTTCGAAGCCAAGCCACTGCGAGATGCCCAGGTTTGAACTGATACTGGCGTTTTCCACCAGATATACCGCATTGGCGATGTCGCCGCGGATGGTCGCGTTGCTCGACGCCCACGGGTTGCTTACGGCTAGCGTCTGAATCCCGGCATTCGCTATCACAGCGGAATAAAAGGCGCTATTCCAGGAGTAAGTCATCGTGTTCTTAACCTGCATGAGCTGCCGCGTCACCGGGTCGATCGCCTGACGCCGCCGCATCTCGTCCGAGACCATGATCGCCATCGCCCGCTCGTGGGCGAACACCACGCGCGGGATCCCGACGCTCGTCGGCACGACCGGGACTTCCGCGAACTCGGCGCGGATCTCCGGGGTGTCGTCGGCATACAGCGGCGTGCTCTCCGAATAGCGCACCGCGCCACTCGTAGCCATTCCGCCTTGACGCAGAACAGCGTCAACGATGAACTCATTCTGAGTCATGTCGAGAATGAGCGCGGGAATAACCAGCGGGTCCTTCAGGAGCGCATCGACGGTAATCCGCGGGCCGTCAAGGCTGGAATAGGCCGGAGTGGGCACAGGTCACTTCCTTCGGTGAATGGTTCGTGCTTTCCGGCGGTCAGCCCAGCCGGGTAAAGGTCAGGGAAGATCGCGGCGGCTAGTTGATGAGCCGCATGCGGCCGACGGCGTTCGCGGAGATGGTCACGCCGCCCGGCTGCGTGCACCGGCCGACGATGAGCCCGGCGGCGTCCGTGCCGGAGACCCACGGGGTGACGGCCCCCGCCGCGGCGGGCTTGAGGAGCGCCCCGAAGGTGGCGTTCGCGGCGTAGGTGACGTGCAGGTCACCAGGTGCGGCGTACACGGACACGTAGTCCGGGAGAACGGAGATATCGACCAGCGGGTCGCCGTAGCCGGTGGTGTTCCCGGCCTGGGAGACGATCGGGGAGGCGTCGTTCCCGGCGACGCCGAGGACCGCGGTCGCGCCTGCGCCGGCCACGGACACCGTGGTCGCGGAGGAGCCGTCGGCCTGGACGAGCTGGCCGCCGAGGACGGTCACAGAGACCTGGTAGCTCTGCGGTCCCAAGCGATAGTGCGGAAGACTGCCGCTCATTGAGTCACTTCCTTCTTGTGCGGGCATGAAAAAACCCGCGCCAAGGAAGGAGCGGGGTTCGTGTCTGGGTGCGCGCTAAGGTCTGCGGCATGGAACTGGAGCGGCAGGCGTGAGCGCGTGGTGGCTGCGCCCGTGGAAGACGTGCGGGCAGTTACGCACGGCGAACACGGCGCGGGGCATCGTCATCGGCGAGCAGGGCAAGACCATCGGCAGGCTCGAAGGCGAGGTTTCCCGGCTGGAAGACCAGGTCCGCAGGCTGCTGGAGCCGTCCGTGCCTGAGGGCCTGATGGACGCCCCGCCGGAGTTCGTGCTCGTCGGCATCGACCGCGGCGGGCCGGGCAAGCGGCTGATGGCCGCGAGGGACCTGGGCCCGACGTCGTTCGGGATGACGGAACTGGACGACCCGCCGCCGCGGTGGAAACTCGAGACGGTGCTGCCGGACGTGCTGATCATCGACAAGCCGGGTTACGGCGAGGCGCTGCACCGGGTGGGCGAGATCTGGCCCGGCTGGTTCTGGCCGGAGGGGATGCAGTGATGGGCGATGTGAGGCGAACCGAGGGCCAGCCGCACGACCGGCTCACCCGCCTGTGCGAGGCGATGGGCGATGCCCTCAAGGCGCATCCCGAGTACCGCGACGGCGACAAGGCGATCGTCATGCTCGTGGATGACAAACGCCTGGGGATCGGGCTGCACGGCTACGACGACGATCCCGATGCGGCAGAGACGGACCTGCTCGCCCACTTGCAGACGATGTTCGAGGCGAACGGGAAGACGCTGATCCTCGCTCCGTTCGGCGCGGATCCCCGAAGCAACTAGTTGGACACGCCTACGGACTCGCCAGAGCGGTCCCGGTGGGTGACGGCGCGCAGGTCCGCGGCCAGCGCGGTTTCCTGGCTGGCGGTCAGCTCGACCACGGTGCCCTTGACCAGCGGCGGAGTGGTCGAGGTCCCAGCGACCGACGTGATGACGAAGTGGCGCCCCATCAGATACCGGTCATCTGCCGTACGGCCGACACCAGTTCGCCGCGCTCGGCCACCTTCTGGTCCTCGGCTGCCTTCTCCGCTTCGGCGCCGCCGTCCACGGAAGTGCCCAGTTCGGCGGACAGGTCGAGCATCTTGCAGGTCTTCCCGACCTCGGTGAGCACGCGCCGCACGATCGCGCCGGCGTCCGCGTTCTTGCCGTTGGCCAGGTCGACGGTCCGTCCTTCGCCTTCGAGCAGCACGCGGGCGAGGTCGGTGATGCGCGGCGGGATGCCGTCCACGCGGGCGAGCTTGTCGCGCTCCGCTTCGTAGGCGGTCACGTCGAGCTGCTTGCGGACGCGGGCGAGCTGCAGGGACGTCTCCTCGGCCCTTGCGTTGGCCAGGTCGATGGCCGCCTGCGCCTCGTGGCTGAGCTGGGCGCCTGCGGGCTCCAGTTCCCTGTCCGGCTCCGTCCCGGTGCCTTCCGTGCCCTCAGCGGCGCTCTCAGCCTCGACTTCGGCCATGAGGGCTTCCAGTTCGGCGTCGGACAGTTCCCCGTCCTCGACGTCCGTCTCGCCCTCGGTGCCTTCGGCCGGGTCAGCGGGCGGGGCCAGCAGCGCGCTGAACTGGTCTTCGGGGAGGTCGAGCAGCTTGCCCAGCCGGGCCTCCTGCGCTTCGGACAATGCCATGGCGGTGTGCTCCTTCGGTGGACTGGCTGGTTGCTGCTGCTTGGCGTCTGCGGGCTTGGCGAGCACTTCGGGCGCGGCGTAGTCCAGCGCCGAGAGGTCGAGCACCTCGCCACCGTCGTTCGCGGCCTCGACCGCTTCCCACGGCCTGAGGTCGGGAAGGCGCGGGTCCAGGGTGCCGAGGACGTGGCGGACGGCGGCGGGCCAGAACCTGCCGTCCGCGCGCTCGTACGCCTCCGAGATCGACGCGCTGATGCCGAGGTCGGGGTATTCCTCCAGGTGCGCGGTGGCTTCCGCGCCCGCCTCCACGAGGATGTCCAGGCCGTCGTCGGTCAGCTCGAGCGCCTTGACGGTGCCGCGCCGCTGCTCGGGGGCCATCGTGTGCTTGTTGTCCCGGTCGGCGAACTGGAACGGCACGACGGGATACGCCTTCTCGGCGAAGGCTTTGACGAGGCCGGCGAGGTATTCCCTGGTGAACGAGATCTTCCTGCCGTCGTAGTTGATCTCACCGACGGGCAGGAGCTGCTTGCGCCAGAGGGTCGCGCCCGCGCGCCGGGCGTTCCCGAACTCGACGGGGGTGAGCAGGGTCGTCGGCATGGACACCGCCTCCCTGAGAGGATTGATCGCATGTCAGCGGCTGAGCCGTCCCGGAAGCGCCCGGCGGAGGGCGAGGTGCTTGCCTGCGGCGGGTGCGGTGGCACGAGTTACGAGATCCGGTACGGCACCAAAGGCGAGGAGCGTCCGACTGTCACCTGCGTGGCGTGCCTGGAGATGTGGTGGCTCACCGCTGCCTGGGATACCAGGGCGGTGCGGCTGACCCCGGTGCTGCAGGATGTGGCGCCGTTGCCGGATCATGTTCCTGACTGGCCGGCTGCGGATCTTGAGCCACCCGGCTGCGTACCTGACCAGGAGACGACATGAGCGGCTGGTATCTCACCCTCGGCTTCGATCACCCGTACGGCGGCGAGGAATGGGTCAGGGATCCGGGACTGCGGATCAGGATCCCGTTCGCCGACCGGGGTTCGGCTGAGCGCGCGGCGGCAGAGGTCCGGGTGCAGGTCGAGCACGCGCCTGCCCTGATCCAGGGCGAGGTGATCAGGTGATGCACCTGCGCACCCCCGCCTGCAAAGGCTCGCCGTCCAGCGAGATCACGGGCCCGCACGATCCGCACGGCTACTGGACCCGGCACTGGATGTCGTGGCTGGAGTGCCCCGGCTGGACGGAGGGCGAGGCGAACGCTGCGGCAGCGGCCGGGGCGATCCGGGCGCATGCGGGACTGCATCCCGAGCCGGATAATGCCCGGTTCGAGGCTCACCCCGGCGTCCTCGCGGACATGCGCCGGCTGCTGGTGCTGGATTACCCAGGCAAGGGAGACGTGATAGGGCACCAGGTCACCGCGCTGTACGGTGTCCCGCTGGTAGCTGCGCCGCTCGGGCCGGGCGAATGGCGGCTGGTATCGGAAGAGGCTTAAGCAGCCTTAACCGCAGCCTTCGCGTGCATCGCCGCTGCCCGCTTCGCCATCGCCGCCGCTGCCTTCGGTGACAGTCCCTTGGCGATCAGCTTCTTGTAGATGGCCGTCACCTCGGGTGCCATGCCCTGAGCGGACATCGTGAGCTTGGCCGCAGGCTTGGACGAAGCCTTCTTCCCGCCGCCCATCGTGGTCACGCGCGGGCCGTCCGACGCCGAGGATGCCGCCGTGGAGTGCGGCAGCGCGCCCGCGAGGTCCAGCGTGCCCTGTTCGCCGTTCGCGTACGACTTCGCGCCGGGC